AAGACCGTCGGCCCCGCAACCACGCCGCCCTGCGCGAAGGGCGTCACGCGGCCTTGCGCAAAGGCCCCGCCCTTGGCGAATCCCAGCACGCCGGAAAACAGCCCGTTGATCCCCTCCGCCAAGGCCCCGCCCAAGGCGTTCTGCACCGGCCGCATCGCGGTGGCATAGACCGACCGCGACAGGCTTTCCGCCACCTGCCCCAGCGCATCCGACAGCCGCATCCCGTCGAACACCACGCCATCGAAGGCCCGCCGCAGCCCGCTGCCAAGGGCCGAGGACAGACTTCCCACCTCGCGCCCCGTGAACAGCATGGTCTGGCTCAGCCGCGTCAATTCCTGCTCAAAGGCCGCCGTCACCGGCACTGCCCCGTCCAGCCGTGCCTCCAGTTCCGCCAGATCGTCTCGCTCCATCGCCGCTCTCCCCATCCGGAAACGCCGCCGCCAGTTCCGCCAGCCGCGCGCGCGACAGGGGCGGCACCACCGCCGCCCCCACCCCCAGCATCACCCGCAATTCCGCAGGCGTCAGACCCCAGAAGTCGCGCGGCAACAGCCGCAGCCCCCCGATCCCCGCCCGCATCAGCCCGGGCCAATCCATCACCCGGCCTCTCCCGGCACGGCAAAGGCGCGGGCCAGCAACTCCGCCGCCGCCCGCGCCGCCCCCACCGGACCGCCGTCGATCTCCACCGTCATCAGATCGCCCGCGCGCCCCTGCCAGCCGCCCCCGCGCAGCCCCGCCACCAGCAGCGCCAGCACATCCCGCGTGGAAAACCGCCCCGCCTCGAACCGCGCCACCAGCGCCATCAGGCTATCCTCCCCCAACACGGCCTCCAGCTCCGCCAGCGCCCCCAGCGTCAGCTTGGCCACATGGGGGCGGCCATCCAGCACCACCTCCACCTCGCCCGCAAAGGGATTGGCCATCACAGCGCCGTAAAGGCCAAGGCGCCCGCCGAGGCGAGCGTCAGCTCATAGGTCGCCTCGCCGTTGTAACTACCCGCATATTCGATAGCGGAAATCTGGAACGGCCCCTCCACCACCCCGAAATCGGGAATGATCACCTGAAACTCCGGCATCTCCCCGTCAAAGAAGATCTGCCGCGCCCGCTCATCCGTCGCCGCATCGCGAAAGACGCCTGCACCGCTCACCTGCGCCGACCGCACGCCTGCGCCCGCCAGCAATTCGCGCCAGCCGCCCGCGCTTTCGAGGCTCGTCACATCCACCGTCTCGGCGTTGAAACTGATGCGCGTCGCGCGCAGCCCCGCCACCGTCTCGAACTGGCCGTCCCCGGTCAGATCCACCTTCACCAGCACGTCCTTGCCGTTCTGCACCACCATCACACGCTCCTCACGCCTCTACCCGCACCCGGAAAGTCAGATCGATCCGCCGCTCCGCGCCATCGCCCGACCGTTTCGCCACCGCCTTCAGGAACCGCGCGCCGACCACCCGCCCCGGCCCCGGCAGGGCAACGCCCTCCATCGCCGTGCAGACCGCCGCCGCGACGCCCTTCGCTGCCTGAAACCCCGCCGCATCGGACCGGACCGAAATCTCTACCCGATGCTCCGCCCCCGCCCCTGTCGCGTCGGATGCATCGCGCACCTCTTCCGCCCCGATCAGGACGAAGGTGCCGCCCGCGCCCCCCGGCGGCACGGCATCCAGAACGGGCACCCCCGCCAGATCGCCCTCCGCGATCAGCGCCGCATGTACCGCCGCCTGCACCGCCCCTGCCAAAGCATAGCTCATCCCGACACCTCCTCGCAGGCGCAGGTCAGATACCGCCCGCCCGCATCCGCCTCCGTCACTGCCAGCACGCGGAAGACCCGCGCCCCGTCGCGGAACCGCATCCCGGCCAAAGGCCGCAGATCATGGCCCACCGGCAGACCCCGCAGGATCACCCGCAAAGGCTGCACCGCCACCGCCGCACCCATCGCCGCGCCCTCGCGCCCCGCCCCGGGCCGCACCTCCGCCCAGACCGTGCCGCGCGCCTGCCAGACCTCCGCATAGCCCCCCGCGCCGTCGCCAGCGCGCACCGCCACCTCAAGGATCAGGGGCCGCGTCAACCGCACCCCCCTCATCCCGCACCTCCGCCAAGGATGCGCACCGTCCGCCAGCGTTCGATCAGGGCCTGCACTGCCACGGGCAGCCCAGTCACCCCGTCGCCCGCATCATGCCGCGCCTCGTAGAACTGCGCCGCCAGCAGGATCACCGCCTGCCGCAAATCGGGCGGCACGTCGGCCCATTCCGTGCCAAAGCCCGCCGTCAGCGCGATTTCCACTCGCCCGCCCAATGGGATCGCAGGCAGCGCACCCGAAACCGCCACCAAACGGGGCCGCAGCGCATCCCGCTCCAGCCGGAACCGCGCCGCCTCCAGCACCACGCGCGCACCGCCCGCATCGACCAGCGCCACCTCACCCAGCGCCACCACCGGCGCGATGGGCAGGGCCTGCGCCCCCACGCCGCGCCAGCAGGACAGCACCAGCCGGAACCCCCGCGCGATCAGCGCCTTCGCCGTCCGCCCCTCGATCACCGCCACAGCGGCGCGCAAATGGCTCTCCACCAACCCCGCCTGCAGGGGATCGCCCTGAAAGGCCGTCCCCAGCCGCAGATGATCGGCCAAAGCCGCCACCGGCAGCGCCGATCCCGGCACCGCACCCGTCTCTTCCAGCACCATCACGCACACCCCCGCCTGCAAAACCGGGGCGGGGCCAGGCAGGCCCCACCCCCTCACCGCTTACGACACCGCGAAGCGCAGCAGCTTGATCGCCGCGTAATCCGTCACATCGCCCCCCACGCGCTTGGACGCGTAGAACAGAACATGCGGTTTCGCACTGAACGGATCGCGCAGGATGCGCAGGTCGGGCCGCTCCGCGATCGTGTAGCCCGCGCGGAAATCGCCGAATGCGATGGCATGCGCGCCCGCCGCGATATCCGGCATGTCCTCGCAGATCAGCACCGGATAGCCCATCAGCCGCGCCGGTTCCCCCGCGGCGAGCCCGTCCGACCACAGGAAACGCCCATCCGCATCCTTCATCTTCCGCACGGCACCCGCCGTCTTGGAATTCATCACGAAGGACGCATTCGCCCGGTACTCCGCCCCCAGCGCATAGACGAGGGTGATAATGCAATCCGCCGGAGTCGTTGGCGAAAAGTCCGACGCCGCCCCCGACGGCACATATCCCAGCGACCCCCAGGCCCAAGCCCCATTCGCCACCTTCGGCGCGGTCAGGAAGCCCTTCGGCTTGTCCACCCCGTCGCCCGAAACAAAGGCCGCCGATTCCGCCCGCAGGAACCGCGTCGCGATCTTTGCGGCCAGCCAGCCCTCCACGTCAAAGGCGCTGTCATCCAGCAGGCGCTGGCTCGCCTTGGGCATGGCCGACAGCTCATGCAGCGGGATCGACACACGCTCAAGGATCGGCGTCGCCGTCTCGGCCTGCGCCCCCGTCTCGGTCGCCCAGCCCGACCCGACCTCGGACCGATCCACGAGGACATCGAAAGACGACGCCTCCACCTGCACCACTTGCGCGATGGCGCGGATGGATGCCGTGGACACCAGCACCGACTTCACGGCATCAGCCGTCTGCGGATCGACCAGATAGCCGCCATCCGCCGCCACCGCGGTGTTCAGCGCCTTGCCCTCAGGCACGATGCCCCTCAGGCCATCGTCATCCCCCGTCCGCAGATAGGCCGCAAAGGCCTTGCGATGCGGCACGCCCAACTCCGCCGCCGCCAAGGGCGGGCGGCCATGCGTCACCATCTTGCGATCCAGCATCGCCACGCGCTCCTGCTGCTCTTTCACCAACACCTTCACCTCGCCCTGAAAGGCCCTGACTTCGCTCACGAAATCCGCCAACGCTGTCTTCACTTCCACAGCCGTATCCGCCCCGCCCGGGGCCTCCCCGGCAGTCGCCATCCACTCCATCGCTTTCCCTCCGAAAGGCGCTACCGCGCCGCCAACCCGGCCCGCGCCGCCTTCAGCGCCGCCACCAGTTCCCCCGTCGCCTCGCCCTTCACCGCCACCCGCGCCGCGGGCAGCATCGGAAAGGTGACCAGCGACACTTCCCACAACTCCACTTCCGCCAGCATCCGCCGCCCCTGCGGCCCCCGCTCTGCCCGGATCGTGCGATACCCGATCGACAGCCCGTCCAAGGCCCCCGCCGCCAACAGCGCCACCGCCTCGCGCCCGCGCTCCAACTCCGTTAGCAGCCGCCCCTTCACCCACAGGCCGCGCGCATCCTCGCGCACCTCGTCCCACACGCCGATGGGCTGCGCCGGATCATGCTGCCACAGCATCCTGACCCGCCCGCCCGCCGCCGCCATCCGCTTCAACGACGCCGCATAAGCCCCTGACAACACGACATCTCCGCCCCGGTCCACCACCCCGAACAGGGACGCATAGCCCTCCAGCGCCGTGCCCTGCAGCATCAGCCCGGCCCCGCGCATGTCCTTCCGCTCCCACATCGCTCACCTCACCAAAGCTGCCATCACCACCGCCTCCGCCCCCTGCGCCAGCAGAAAGGCCGCCACGCCAAAGACCATCAGCCACAGCCGCCGCTCCAGCCGCTCCAGCGCCGCCTCGATATGGCCCAGCCGATAGTCCAGCGCGGCCCAGCGTTCCTCGCTCACCCGCTCATGCGCCTCGATCCGCGCCGTGGTCGGATCGAAACTGTCGAACAGAAACCGCGACCCGCCCGCCGGCCCCGTCCGGTTCATCCCGGCTCCAAGGGCGGCAACCCCAGCGCCGCCCGCTTCTCGGCCGCGGTCAGGAAATCCGCCGCCGCCACCCGCGCCCAGGCCGCGTCCCGTTCCACCGCCAGCGCGGGGATCATGTCGAGGTCTGGCCGCATCTCCACCGCCGCCCCCTGATGCGCCGACAGCCACCCCGACAGCGCCGCCAGCACCCGCGCCGCCAAGGGCAGCACCGTCAGCCGATAGAAGGCCCGGTTCGCCTCGGCATAATTCGCATAGGTCGCATCCCCGGGGATGCCCAGCAGCATGGGCGGCACGCCGAAGGCCGTGGCGATCTCGCGCGCCGCCGCCTCCTTCGTCTTCTGAAACTCCATGTCGCTGGGCGAAAACCCCATCGGCTTCCAGTCCAGCCCCCCTTCCAGCAGCATCGGCCGGCCCGCATTGCGCGCGCCCTGATGATGCGCCTCCATCTCGCCCACCAGCCGGTCATATTGATCCGGCGTCAGCATCGACTGCCCATCCGCCCCCTTGTAGACAATCGCCCCCGAAGGCCGCGCCGCATTGTCCAGAAGGGCCTTCGACCACGCACTCGCGCTGTTATGCACGTCGATGGCCACCGCCGCCGCCTGCATCGGCGAAAAGCCGTAATGGTCATCCTGCGGATGGAAACTGCGGATATGGCACACGGGCGGCGCCTCGCCCGTCATGCCGAACCGATGCACCCGGCCCCCCACCGTATAGTCAAAGGCCACGGGCCATCCATCCGCCCCCGGCACCACCGCCATCCGGTCGGACCGCAGCACATGCAACTCGCCCGGCAGCACCCCATCCCCCGGCACCGCCTCCACATAGGCATTGCCCGACAGCAAGAGCTGCCCATAGACCGCCTCCAGCAGCTCCGCCCGCCCCTGCGCCGCATTGGGCCGCGCCAGCAGCGCCGCCATCGGATGCGCCTCATAGCGCCGCTCGGCATCCTGCACGACCAAGGGCAGCGCCGCCGCCGCCTCGGCGATCAGCCGCACCGCCCGAAAGCCCACCGGATTGCCCATGAACCCCGTCCGCGTCAGGCTGCCCACATCCCGCGCCGACCACGCCGCCCGCCCGGCCATGCCCCAGACAGCCACGCGCCCCGCGGCACTCGCCTTCCGCTCTGGCACGACCTGCACCACCGGGGCCTTCCTCAGAAACCGCAACACCATTCCACGCCCCCTCACCCGACTGCCTTAAGCACCCGGTCCAAATCCCTGCCACTCAAAGGAAAATCCGCTACAGGCTCCGCATCTGCGGGCGCCGCCACGCCGCCGCGCGATCCACCATCAACTCGGTCAGCGCCCAGACCAGCGCATCCACCCGGTCCGGCGATCCCACCCCCGTGAACCCGCCCCGCGTCATCTGCCCCATCTGCGCCTCCAGCCGCGCCAGCCCCGGCCCATGCGCCACGCGCCCCTGCTCATACAGCGCCGCCACAGGCTCCGCCCGCGCCGCCTTGCCCTTGCTGGCATGCACGAGGGTCAGCGGCAGGAACGCATCCTGCTGCCGGATCACCGCCGCCACCAGATCGCCGCCCATATTCGCCTCGGCCACCATCCGGTCCGCGCCATGGCGGCGAAAGGCCTCCACCGCCGCCCCGGCCCAGCCCGCCGCCCCAAGGCCCTGCACCGACGCATCCTCCAGCACCACCGCCCGCCAGTCCTGCGGCGGCCCCTCGAGCATGGCCCCCACGACAAGGATGCCGCATTCATCCGCCCCCGCCCCGGCACTCGCTGGCGGGTCCACCGCCACCACGATGCGCGAGATGGCAGGAACCGGCTTTCCTTGCGCCGCCACGATCACCTCGCGCGGCCAAAGCGCCCCTTCCGCATCCTCGACCAACAGCCCGTCCAACTCCTCCATCCCGCGCCGCGTGCCGCCATAGCGCGCCTCCATCTCGGCCAGAAAGGACTCCGCCAGATTGGCCCGGTTCGCCGCCGTGGGCGCATGGGTCACCACAGTCGAGGGATGCTTCAGCACCGCCTTCAGGACGGCCACGTTGCGCGGTGTCGTCGTCACCACCGCCTGCGGCATCTCGCCCAGACGCAGCGCGAATTGCAGCATGTCCCACGTCTCCTGCGCCTTCGGCCATTTGGCCAGCTCGTCGGCCCAGGCCGCATCGAATTGCGGCCCCCGCAGGCTTTCGGGATCATGCGCCGAAATCACCTGCGCCACCGCCCCATTCGGCCAGACCAGCCGCTTGCGCCCGGCCTCCCATGCGGGGCGCCGATCCGGCGGCGCACAGGCCATGATCCCGCTCTCGCCAAAGATCATCACCTCGCGCACCTGATCCACCGTCTCGCCCACCAGCGCCACGCGCCGCGCGCGGCCCGGATCGGCGGGCCCGGCCCCTTCGACCTGCCCCCGCACCCATTCCGCCCCGGCGCGCGTCTTGCCCGCGCCGCGCCCGCCCATGATCACCCATGTCCGCCACGCCCCATCCGGCGCGATCTGGTGCGGCAACGCCCAGAACTCGAACAGCCAGGGCAGCGCCAGAAAAGCCTGCTCGCTCAACCCATGCAGGAAATCATTCACCACATCCGGCGTCGCGGAGGCGAGCCAGACGGCGCCCGATCTCAACCCGCGCTGCATCGAGGTCGAGGGCACGCCCTCCGACGACACCGGCCACTTCGTTGCGAAGCCTGTCAACTCTCACCCTCTCATCCAGAACCACCGCCAGGGCCATCTGCAGCTCGATCACGGCCCGCCGTGCCCGACCTGCCCCATCCCCATGGTTGGTCATCACCCCGGCCAAGGCCGTGGCCAGATCCCGCGCGCTGCGGTCCAGAACCTCCAGCGCGCGATCCAGCGCCTCCGTCCCGCCTCGCCCTGCGGCATGCCCAACGTCTTCTTGCATCGAACGGCCCGCCCCCCTGTCACCCCGAACGGCGGAAAAGGAAAAGCGGCGCCGGGGTCACCCCCGTGCCGCTTGCCCACCTGTCCCATCATGCACAAACCTATACGCCAGAGCGCCCGCCCAAGTCAAAGAAAAAATCGTTTGGTATCAGCAGCTTGGCGACCGCTCCGTTTACACTTTCTTCATTCTTTCCCCACCCCGTGCCGACCCTTGCCCGGATCGGCTGACCTGCTACGCTAAAGCCACATAGCCGTCGCCCTCCGTTTTCCTCGTATCTCTGTTAAAGGTGCCCCCGATGTCTGGAACCATCACCCTCACCACCGGAAATGACCGCTTCGTTCAGGGCACCGCACCCGACGACACGGCGATCACCATCCTCGCCCTCGCTGGCGATGACGACATCTCCCTTGACCGCAGCGATGATCTGGGCGGCCACAACCGTGTGGATGCCGGGTCCGGGCGGGACATCGTGCGCTCGCGCAAAGAGGACGGCAACATCATCAGCCTCGGCACAGGCGACGATCGCTATTTCGGCTCCGGCTTCGGGTCCTTCGCCACCGACCTCGCCGATACCGTCCGGGGCGGGGCCGGAAACGACAGCTTCTTCTTCTCCACCTTCAAGTCCCAATATGACGGCGGCACCGGCAATGATTTCTTCTTTTCCGAAGGCTGGCAGAACATCATTCGCGGCGGCGATGGCGTGGACACGGTCAGTTACGAACTGCGCAGCACCGGCGTGACCATCAATCTGGCGCGGGACCGAGTCGAAACCGGCGCAGCCCGGATCGAACGCCTCTCCTCCATCGAAAACGCCCGCGGGTCCCATGAAGACGACGTAATCATCGGCAGCGCGCTGGACAATGTCCTGCAAGGCGGCGGCGGTCTGGATGTCCTGCGTGGCGGGCGTGGCGCAGATCGCTTTGTCTTTACCGATCCCACCGATGCCCGCATCAACACAACCCGCGCAGAGATCATCGAAGACTTCTCACGCAGACAAGGCGACAAGATCGACCTGTCTCTGATCGACGCCCGCCCCGGCCCCGGCAATCAGGCCTTCGCCTTTCTGGGCAGCGATGAATTCACCGGCACCCGGGGCGAACTTCGCTTCACCCGCAACAGCCCCAGCGATCTGCTGGTCCAGGGCGACATTGACGGTGATGGCACCGCCGATTTCCAGTTCCTTGTCGCCGGGGTGTCCGCGCTTCTCGCCAGCGACTTCCTCCTCTGATCCGGGTCTGGCATCCGGGGCACATCCCCCGGCTGCGCCCCGATCAATCCTGCACGCCCGACTCCTCCTGCGCCCCACGCTCCCGCTCGATGGCCCGCCAGCGCGCGACATTCTCGTTATGCTCGGCCAGCGTGCGCGCAAAGGCATGCCCGCCCGTGCCATCCGCCACGAAATACAGGTAATCGCTCTCCTCCGGGTCCAGCGCCGCCGCGATCGACAGCCGCCCCGGATTGGCGATCGGCGTCGGCGGCAGCCCGTCGATGACATAGGTGTTCCACGGCGTCTCGCGGCGCAATTCGCTCTGCCGCAGCCCACGCCCCAGCACGCCCTCGCCCTTGGTCACCCCATAGATCACCGTCGGGTCCGTCTGCAGCCGCATCCCCTGCTCCAGCCGGTTCACGAACACCGCCGACACCCGCCGCCGTTCCTCCGGCACGCTGGTTTCCTTCTCGATGATAGACGCCATGATCAACGCCTCTTCCGGCGTGTCATAGGGCAACCCCTCCACCCGCTGCGCCCAAAGCTCGGCCAGCGTCGCCGCCTGCCGCTCTGCCATCAGCGCCAGCAGCTCGGCCCGATCCGCGCCCCGCGCCACCTCATAGCTGTCGGGCGCCAGCGTCCCTTCGGGGGGCACCTCGGCAATCTCTCCCGTCATGAACTCCGCCCGCTTCAGCGCGTCCACCACCTGCCAGCTCGTCACCCCTTCGGCCAGCGTCACGCGCCAGCGGATGTCATCCGCCTCCGCCACCTCCAGATATTCCGCAGGCGCCGCCGTGATGGCCGGATCAAAAGCCACCACCTCCACATAGCGGTTCGTCGCCGGGTCCAGCTCGCGCAGCACCACCTCGGCACTCGCGACCGAGATGCGGAAATTCACCTCGCGCCCGCAGGTCGACTGCCCGCCCGCCGTGACGGAGTCCAGCACCTGCGCCATGCTCGCGCCCGGCAGCACAAGGTAGGACCCGAATTTCAGATCATCCGCCTTGCCCGAATACTCCGCCCCGATCCGGAAGATGCGCGCATCCGAAACCGCGCCCTGCTCCTCCAGCGCGCGGCTGACAGCCGACAGCGAATCCCCCCGCTCCACCCGAAAGCAGATCGCCTGCTCAAGCGGACCCGCGCCCGAGAACTCCTCCCGCCCCCAGGCCAGCAGCCCCGCCGCCATCACCAGCAGCACGATGAACAGCGTCAGCGCATTCGACGCGATGGACCGCCACATCAGCCCGCCACCCGACCCAGCACGAGGCTGGCATTGGTCCCGCCAAAACCGAAGGAATTCGACAGCGCCACGTCGATCCGCCGCTTGACGGCCTTGTTCGCCGCAAGGTCCAGCTTCGGCGCGACCGCCGGGTTGTCGAGGTTGATCGTCGGCGGCGCCACCTGATCGCGGATCGCCAGCACGCAAAAGATCGCCTCCACCGCGCCCGCCGCCCCCAGCAGATGCCCGATGGAGGATTTCGTCGAGGACATCGTCGCCCCCGCCGCCGCATCGCCCAACAGCCGCTCCACCGCGCCCAATTCGATCGTGTCGGCCATGGTGCTCGTCCCATGGGCGTTGATGTAATCCACCTGATCCGGCCGCAGCCCCGCCCGCTTCAGCGCGGCGCTCATCGACCGGAATCCGCCATCGCCATCCTCCGACGGGGCGGTGATGTGATAGGCATCGCCCGACAGGCCATAGCCCAACACTTCCGCATAAATCTTCGCCCCCCGCGCCTTGGCGTGCTCATATTCCTCCAGCACGACGACCCCGGCACCCTCGCCCATCACGAACCCGTCCCGGTCCGCATCATAAGGCCGCGACGCCTTGGTCGGATCCTCCGCCCGCTTGGTGGACAGCGCCTTGCAGGCGTTGAACCCGGCGATCCCGATCTCGGAAATCGGGCTTTCCGCGCCACCTGCCACCATCACATCGGCATCCCCCCATTGGATCAGCCGCGCCGCATCCCCGATGGCATGGGCCCCCGTCGAACAGGCCGTCACCACCGCATGGTTCGGCCCCTTGAACCCGAACCGGATGGACACCTGACCCGAGATCAGGTTGATCAACGCGCCAGGAATGAAGAAGGGCGACACCCGCTTGGGCCCCTTCTCCTTGATCAGCACAGCGGTTTCCGCGATCGAGGTCAGCCCCCCGATCCCCGACCCGATCATCACGCCCGTGCGCTGGCGGCCTTCCTCGTCCTCGGGCTCCCAGCCGGAATCCTTCACCGCCTGCACAGCGGCGGCCATGCCGTAAAGGATGAAGTCATCGACCTTCCGGCGGTCCTTGGGCTCCATCCAATCATCGGGGTTGAAGGTCCCGTCGCTGCCATCCCCGAAGGGAATCTCGCAGGCATATTGCGTCACCACATTCGACGCATCGAAACGGGTGATCTGCCCCGCCCCGGATTTCCCGGCCAACAGACGGCCCCAGGTCTCTTCCACTCCGCAGGCCAAAGGCGTGACCATCCCCAGACCCGTGACAACGACCCGACGCATGCCGCCCCTCCGCGCAATGAAAGCTTCCCGCACGGGTGATACACGGGGGGGCAGGCCCGTGCAACACGGCGCCCCGCGCGAAGGCCGCCCCCCGCCTGCTGCGCCCCGCATCGCCCCTGCCGCACCCCGAT